GCCTGCTGTCCCTGGACAAGGTGTCGGTGGAGGTGGCGGACCGTGTGCAGGTGTCGCCGGTGAGCTACGAGGTGGTCTCCTCGAAGCGGCGGCTGCGGCGCTACGTGCAGATCCAGGGGACGGAGCAGGTCTTCTTCAAGTCCTTCGGGGACCCGCGGGTGGTCTCCCGCAAGACCGGCGAGGTGTTCAAGGACGTCGAGTCGCTGCTGGAGGCCGACCCCGAGGACGGCCCGGCCAACGAGCTGATCCACTTCTCCATCCACTCGCCGCGTTCTCCATACGGGGTGCCCCGCTGGGTAGGGACCCTGCTCGCGGTGCTCGGATCGCGGCAGATGGAGGAGGTCAACTACCTCTACTTCGAGAACAAGTCCGTGCCGCCCCTGGCCCTCCTGGTCTCGGGGGGCAAGCTCTCCGAGACGTCCGTGCCGCGCATCGAGCGGTTCATCGAGGAGAACCTCAAGGGCAAGGACAACTTCCACAAGGTGCTGATCCTCGAGGCTGAAGGCAGCGGCGCCGGCGAGCACGCGAGGGCCAAGATCGAGCTGCGCCCCCTGACTGACGCCCAGCAGCAGGACGCGCTCTTCCAGGTCTACGACGAGCGGAACATCGATAAGGTGGGCGCGGCTTTCCGCGTGCCGCGGCTGCTGCGCGGGGAGAGCAAGGACTTCAACCGCGCCGTGGCCGACGCCCAGCTCCGGTTCGCCGAGGACCAGGTGTTCCAGCCGGAGCGGGACGAGTTCGACTACCTGATCAACCGGCGGCTCCTGGCGGACATGGGGATCCGGTTCTGGCGGTTCCGGTCCCAGACACCGGTGACCCGCGACCCGGAGCGGCTCTCCGGGATGGTGGAGAAGCTGGTCCGGGTAGGGGTGCTCACGCCCGAGGAGGGGCGCCTGCTGGCCGGGGACATCTTCAACCGGGAGTTCCGCAAGATCGGCGCCGCGTGGGTGAAGCAGCCCATCACTCTCACGTTGGCGGGCATCCAAAATCTTCGAGCTGACAATGAGGACCAACCGGAAGGTAGCGAGCGCTCCCTGCTCCGCGACGCACGCAGTCTGGTCAACCTCCGCGAGGAGCTCGCGGCCGAGGAGAGACGCCTGTCCGACCAGCGCATGACCCTGGCCCGGCGCTACCTCGCCGGACCGGCGAAGGAGCGGATCCCGGTGCCGGACGCTGAGTTCGGCTCCTGGTTCGAGAGCCTGGCTGCCGGCGCCGGTGGCAGCGGCGCGAGTGAGGAGCCACCTGTCGAGGACGAATCATGAGAGCACACGAGGAACAACGACGAGGAAGACGAATCGACCGACGGTCCAGGCTGGACCCGAGGCCCAAGACCATGAGTCCTGCAGCCCTTCTCCGTTGGCGCAGGATTACGGGGAAGCTGCCGTCCCTCGAACACCCACGGCCGGCATCCCGTGCCGACTGCCGGCGCGGACCTCGGCCGTGCCCCTTCGTCGGCTGTCGGCACCACCTGTACCTCGAGGTGAAACCCAGCGGCGCCATCACCGTGGCGTGGCCGCACCTGGCGCCCTGGGAGATCCCGGAGACCTGCGCCCTGGACGTGGCAGAGGGCGGCGAGCACACCCTCGATGAGATCGGCGAGCTGCTGAACCTCTCGTGCGAGCGTGTCCGCAAGATCGAGAGGCAGGCCCTGGCCCGGCTCCACGAGGAGCAAGGCCAGGAGCTGGCGCGACTCTGGCGCGGTGAGGCGGTCAGACACCAGCCGGCAGCGGACGCGAACGACCTTCCCGAGGCCACCAACGCCACGTACTTCGCTTTGAGCGCTGGAGGCCGGTGATGAACGCGGAAACACTGAACCAGGCCTGGGTACATCAGGCCCAGCTCGACGCCGAGCGAGGCGTCATCGAGTGCCGGATCTGCCACCAGCGGGCGGGCCTCGACGAGGCGATCACCCTGTGGCGGAACGGCGTCCTCGTCTTCGCGGTGTGTGACCGCTGTGCGGAGAGCCACGACGTGCTGCTGCATCCGACCGAGGCAGGCCTCGAGGTCCGAGCACGGCAACGAAGCCCGCTGATCCTACGTCCACCTGGGACTGGCGGTGCGGCGCATGTGCACCGAGGGTAGCGTCGAGGCCCGGCTGAGGCTGGTCTCGGAGGCCCGCGAGGCGGCCGACGAGCTCCTGGAGCGCTACCTCCGGGTGCCGGTGTCGAAGGCCATGAACCTGGGGAGCGCCAGGGGCTTCGACCGCGCCGTGGCCCGCCTGGCCGCCCAGCTCCGCGCTCGGGCCTCCCAGGCCGACGACGCGGCGGTGCGCGCGGCGGTTTCGGTGCTCGACGTGGACTGGGGCAGCACCACGGCCGAGCGGCGCCGGGCGCTCATCGCCCAGGCCCTCAAAGCTGCCGGTGGTCGGACTGCCGCGGTCCCAGGCGCTGTGCAGGCGACATTCGGCGACGCCGCGGACGAGGTGGTCCGGGCTGCCCGCTCGGCCGCGCGCCAGGGTCAGCGGCTTGCCATCAGCGCCGACTTCAACGCCCTGGACCGCCGCGTCGTCGACTACCTCGCCACCAGCCAGAGCGCCTTCATCCGCGACGAGTACGGCCGCCGGGCAGAGGTATTCAGTGTCCAGGCCAGGCGCATCGTGTCCGACGGTCTGGAGGCCGGGCTGGGACGCCAGGACATCGCCCGCGACCTGGCCCGGGCTGCCGCGTCCACCATCGCCGGCCGTGGCCAGCCCTACTGGGAGGTGGTCGCCGGCTCGTTCATCGCGCAAGGACGATCCTGCGGCCAGCTCTCCTCCCTCGCCGAGGCGGGCATCGACCGCTACGTCTTCGAGGCCGTGCTCGACGAGCACACCACGGAGACCTGCCGCTTCCTGCACGGCAAGACCTTCTCGGTGAGCCGAGGGCTCCAACTCTTCGAGCGCGTCGAGGCCGAGCCCGACCGGATGAAGGACATCCTGCCCTGGGTTCGCGAGTCCCTGGACCCCGACACAGGTCGCAAGTCGCTCTACGTCAATCGGGCCGGCCAGCGGACGGTGATCGCCGAGGTCGCTCGCTCGGCGGTCGGCACAAAGGACGACCGGGGCGAGTTCGTCCGAGGCCTAGGCGAGCACGAGCTCTTGGACCTTGGAATATCATTCCCGCCGCTACACGGGTTATGTAGAAGCTCCCTGGTGAGCATTCCCCAGTGACCGCAGGTGGAATGGGTGGAATGTGGAAACCAGAGTTAGTGATGTTCCGTATCTTGACGGATCTTGAACGTCCGTGAACGTCCGTAGATCGAGATGGAAACGGTTTGACACAGGTCGCCAATTCAAGGCACGGGCACTTTGCTTGCGGCTGGCGTGGTTGGTCGGCTCCCTTTTTACTCCTAAAAAACCAGTCGGAACGTGTTCTTAATGCCGACGACAATCCATCCCGACTTTTTTGCCAAATCTAACAACTTTGGTTTGCTATAAGAGTAGCCTTCTCGAGCTACATCATCATGATTGATAACAAGCACGAGGCTCGTAGGCCCCTGAGAAGTGAAGCGCAACATGTAGCTGTCGCCCATTGAGTTGCCTGCTGCGATGATAGGTCTTCCCCCGATACGGTTCCAGATATTTTGCACTTTGCCGCGGTCTGAGTTGTGCGGAAGGTCAAATCCCGTGCTTCTGATAATGGTTATGACGCCACTAGCTCCTTCCTTCAGCGAACTTCGGATCGTAGATCCAATTATTCGCTGAACCGGAATGCCGAGTACGTGAGGCACAAACGCTCTGATGTACTCTTGCATTGAAGTCGAAGATACGTACACGCGGAATTTGTACTTGTGAAGTAGCTCGATCAGTTCTTTCATCGGTCGATAGTAGAGCTCGATATATGGCTTATTCAACCAGGGATGCTTGGTTGTCTTCAAAAATCGTAGTACATGCTCTCGAAATTGCTTTTGTCTCATTCCAGCGAATGCTGTGAATAGGACAGTATTGACGTACTTGCTGATATAGGTCGATTCATTGGCTAGAGCGGCTTTATAGGGCTGCTTGCTGGCCAGGCGAGGATCCTTTCTGGCAAGTTCCTTAAGCCTCTGAAGTGCGAGAACAACCTCAATGTACTCCGGCTTCTCGCATAGAACTGTCCCGTCTAAGTCAAAGACAGCAAGTCGTTGCGACGGAGGGAGATAGGTCGGCCTTCCAGGCGTCGTTACATCCGCAACGAACCTCAGGATTCTCTTCTTTATTCGGCCGTCGCTCCAGGTGGCCAGCTGCTTCTTGTCGCTGGAAGTTCGAACGACTGGCTTGGGAATGTTTGGATGCTGAGCCGCCCTGTTGCCGCAACACCCTGCCATGGCTAGCGCAAGCACTCCGAAAACACGCACGCTCTGCTTCATTTTTAGCTCCTAGCCGCAGCCCATCTGAGTCTGCTTTGTTTCGTTGTGTTTGAATTGAACGTCTTGTTGAGGGTGAGAATACTATACCGGGGAGTCAAAACAAGACGCTGAACGACGGGATCATGTCCCCGTTTTTCGGCAGGGGGGCTTTGCCTCAGTAGGAGGCATAGCTTGCGAAGCACCCCTGCAGCCGAGAGCGACGTTCAGCGTCGGGCGGTCGTGGCCGTGGAGAAGGCCCGCGATGTCCTGGGTCAGGTGGCGCCCGAGAGGGTCGAGAAGACCCTGTGGGGCTCCCCGGCCGGGAAGAAGCGGTTGGCCAAGCGGCTGGCGGCGATGCTGCCGCCGCACCGGACCTATGTGGAGCCGTTCTGCGGGAGCGCGGCGGTGCTCTTCGCCAAGGAGCGGTCCCGGGTAGAGGTGATCAACGACGCGGACGTGGAGCTGGCCCAGGCCTACCGGCTGGTAAAGCGGATGACCGCGGACGGCATCAAGCGGCTCAAGCGGATGCGCTGGGTGGGGGACCGGGCGGCCTACAAGCGGCTGCTGGACTCGAAACCGACTGGCGACGTGGAGAAGCTGCACCGGTTCCTGTACGTGACCCACTTCTCTTACGGGAAGATGCGGGGGCGGAGCTTCAGCCCGTCTGGCCAGGGCATCGTCGCCCGATCGGTGGATCGGCTGGAGAAGCACGGGCCGAGGCTCAAGCACGTGCGGGTCTACGACGGGGACTACCTGCGGGTGGTCCGCAAGTACGACGGGCCTCACACGGCGTTCTTCCTGGACCCGCCCTACCCCGGCTACGACGTGGCCGTGGGGGAGTCGAAGTTCGATGAGGAGCGGTTCTTCGAGGTCCTGAAGTCGCTCAAGGGGAAGTTCCTACTGACCTACGGGGTGCGGGGCAAGCTGCCCGGGCTGCTCAAGGGCTCGGGGTTCCACGTCAAGCGGATCCAGACGCCGCGGACCATCCGGTCCATGCGGGGCGTGGGCGGGCCGAAGACGCTGACCCAGCTCGTGGTGACGAACTTCGCGCCGGTGAAGAAGCAGCTCCACGCGCTGGAGGACGCGGGCTGGGGGGTCGAGGATTGGGAGCTCGAGGGCTGGGAGTCTCGGGAGGGTGCCGGCGAGACGACCGGAATCGAGAAAGACCAGTGGAGCCAGGCCTACATCAACGACCTGGAGGACAGCGCGTTCCTGCACATCGAGCCCGGCGGCGAGAAGGACGACGAGGGCAAGACTACGCCGCGCAGCCTGCGGCACTTTCCGGTCCGAGACGTGGACGGAGAGCTGGACATCCCGCACCTGCAGAACGCCATCTCGCGGATCCCGCAGAGCAGGATCCCGGGCCTGTCGGCGGACGACCTCACGGCGCTCCAGGAGCAGGCGCGGCAGCTCCTGGCAGAGGCGCAGAAGAAGGGCGGGACCGATAAGGCCGCGAAGCAGGACGGCGGTGCCGCTGTGGGCGCAGGCTCGTTCTCGAAGACCATCCCGCTGATCAAGGGCGTGGACCCCCAGGACGAGCGGTTCGTCCTCGGCATCGTGCTCGAGCCCGAGGTGGTGGACGCCCAGGGTGACATCTACTCGGCCGAGGAGATCCGCCAGGCGGCGCACCGGTTCATGGAGGAGTTCGGCGGGCTGGGCCTGATGCACCGGCTCCAGGTCAACGGCCAGGTGCGGATCCTGGAGAGCTATCTGGCGCCGGTGGACTTCGAGATCGGCGGGGTGAAGGTGCGCCGGGGCACGTGGCTGCTGGCGGTGCGCATCCTGTCTGACGAGCTGTGGGCGCGGATCAAGGACGGGACCCTGGGAGGCTTCTCGGTGGGTGGATCAGCGCGCCGGATCCCCGAGACGGCGGCAGCGGATGAGGCGTCCGCCCGAGGTGTGGAGACCTCCCGTACCGAGGCGCCCGCGCCCGAGCAGGAGGCGGCCTGATGCCCGGGGCCAGCGGAAAGGACCGGGTGACGCGCCTGCTGGAGATGGTGGTGGAGGAGGTGTCCCTCGTGGACCGGGCGGCCAACAAGCGCCGCTTTCTCATCGTGAAAAGGAGCGACGGCATGGACGAGACGACCAACGAGACCGCCCCGGTGGAGAGTGACATCAACGCTCCCGGTGGCGACGGCGATGGCGCGGACGGGAGCGCGACGACGGCCCAGGGGGAGGTCGATACGGGCACCGGAGAGCCGGGCGCGGGGGGCAGCCCAGCCCCCGAGACGGGTGGGCCCCTGGCCGCGGCGGTGGCGGCGTTGGAGGGGTTGACCGAGGCGGTGGAGCTGCTCGGCGACCAGGAGGTCGACGAGGCCGGGCCCCGGCTCGGTGAGCTCGCCGGCGAGCTGCAGGCCGTGGCCGGGCAGCTCGCCGAAGTGGTGGGCGCCGGAGGTGACGCGGGCTCCGAGCCCGGCTCTGGCACCGCCGCGGACGCCACGTCCGCTTCGGCTGCCGGTGGTGCGGGAGATCCGGCAGCCAAGGGCGACCGCCTGGCGTCCGCGATGGACTCCATCCGCGCGACGCTGCAGCGAGTCAGCGCGGCCCTCAAGCCGGCCGCGTCGGGAGCCCCGACTGCCGCGGGCGGCCAGGCTGCGGCGTCGTCCGAGAGCCCCGCGTCGGGCCAGGCGCCCGTCCAGGCACCGGCTCAGGCGCCCGCCCAGGCGCCCAACCCGCTGGGCGAGCAGCTCGGCGCGCTGGTCACCACGCTGCAGGCCCTGACCGGCACGGTCAAGGAGCAGCAACAGCGCCTGGCGCGGCTGGAGAAGCGCTTCGGCCTGCCCAACAGCCAGCCCGCCGGGGAGCGCGCTCCCGGGGCGGCGGGCAGCGGGGCCGGCGCGAGCTGGCCCCTGGACCTCAACCAGCCCGTGGACCGGGAGAGCGTCGACAAGGCGGTCTCCTTCCACGACCTGTAGGCCCCGAGAAAGGAACCGACCATGAGCCACATGTCCAACCGAACCATCCTGGAGAAAGCGGACTTCGCCCTCTCCCACCTGGTGAGCAACGGCGGGCTGCTGCACCCGGTCCAGGCCAAGAAGTTCATGCGCCTTACCACCGTGGAGTCGGTGCTCCTGGGCCAGGTCACCTACCGGCCCATGAACCGGGCCCGCGAGGACATCGACCAGATCGCCTTCGGCAGCCGCGTGCTGCGCGCCGCCCAGGAGCTGACCGAGCTCCCGCAGGCCGACCGCGTGGTGCCCGACATCTCCAAGGTGGAGCTGGACGCCCAGGAGTTCATCGGCGAGGTGAACCTCTCGGACCGGGTCCTGGAGGAGAACATCGAGCAGGGCGACCTGCGCCAGACCATCATGCAGCTCCTGGGGCCGGCCGTGGGTCGCGACCTGGAGGAGGTAGCCATCAAGGGCGACCAGACCTCGGCCGACCCCTTCCTGGCGCAGCTCGACGGGGTCCTGGTACAGGCGCAGTCCAACGTGGTGGACGCCGCCGGCGGCCCCGTGGACGACGACCTGTTCCACGACATGATGAAGACGCTGCCGCCCCGCTTCCGCAAGAACAAGCGGCAGCTCCGCTTCTACACCTCCGAGGACGCCGAGGCGAACCTGCGCCGCCACCGCTCGCAGCGCGAGACGGCGATGGGCGACAAGTACCTCGAGGTCGACACGCCGATCCTGGCGGCGGGCACGCCGGTGGTGCCCGTGCCGCTCTTCCCCGACGACCTGGGGCCCGGCCAGAACCAGACCGTGGTGATCCTGACCCACCCCAAGAACATCGTGGTGGGTGTGCGCCGCAAGATCCGCATCGAGTGGGAGCGGTCCATCCGCCGGCGCGCGCTGGCGGTCGTGGTGACCCTGGAGGCAGACGTACGCTACTCGGAGGAGGAAGGCGTCTGCAAGGCCATCAACGTGCAGCTCTAGCTCGACGGCCGGCCCGAGGCGGCCGGCTCGAGGGGAGCGCACCCGAGAAGTACGAGGAGTCCAAATGGAGAGTCTACTGGCGCGTCTCAAGACCCGCGACCCGCACCGCGGACAGGTGCTGCGGCGGTTCGTCTACCGCGGCATCCGGTTCGAGGAGGGCAAGGGCTGGTACCGCGTGAGCCCCGAGGTGGGCGAGTACCTGCGCGCTGTCCGCCAGCGCGCCCATGACCCGCACTCGCGTCCGGCCTTCGACGTGTGCACCGAGGCCGAGGCCACGGCCATCGACGAGCGTGAGTTCGAAGCGGCCAAGCCGGCCAGGCCCGCCGATCGGGCGAAGGAGACGGCGCCCCGCGAGGGGCCGCCCCCGGTGCCGGAGGACGCCCTGGACGACGGCGGTAAGGGCGGCGGCAAGCGCGGTCGCAAGGCGCAAGGGTAGGGGGAACACGGGTGTACGCCACGGTGGACGACCTGCGCGCGGAGGGGGTGGACCAGGCCCAGGCCTCGGACGCCCGTCTGGAGGCGCTGCTCGAGGAGGCGAGCCGGACCATCGATCGGCTCACCGGCTGGTTCTTCGAGCCGCTCGCGCTCACGTACCGCCTGGACGGTCGCGGCACACCCAGCTTGGAGCCCCCCGCTCCGCCGATCCAGCTCAACCGGCTCATCGTGGTTGGCTACAACCTCCCGCGTGACCCCGAGCACCTCGTGGTGGTCGGCGCCCCGGTGGAGCCGGGCTTCGACGCGCCGCGACTGACGCTCAGGCATGGTCGCTTCCCGCGCGGCACGGCGAACGTGATCGTGCGTGGTCTCTGGGGCTACACCGAGCCCGACGGGACGCCCAATGGCCGCACGCCGCTGGCCATCCGCCGCGCCTGCATCCTGCTCGTGCTGCGGTGGCTCCCGCTGATGGGCGACACCGACGACGCGACCGAGGCGCGCGACCGTTGGCGCATCATCGAGGAGAAGACCCGGGACCAGAGCTACAAGCTGGACAAGCCCGGCGATCCCGGGCCGCTCACCGGCGACCCGGAGGTCGATCGGATCCTCATGCGCTACCGCCGGCCGGCGGGCCTGGGGGCGGCCTGATGCGCGGCCGGCTCATCTTCCGGTTCCAGGCCGAGCTATTCCGGCTCGACGCCGCGGCCATGGCGGCCACCGACCCGGACGCCCCGGGCCCGCTCACGAGCGGCTTCGACCCCGACTTCAAGGAGCCGGTCCTGGTGGATCTGGACGACGACGGCGTGGGCGAGCGCACCCGCCAGGAGCACCGCCCGGTGCGCGTGCCCTGCCAGGTGGAGCCCGAGGTGCAGGGGGCGCTGCGCGTGCTCCCGGCCGGCCAGTCGCCCCGCGTCAAGGTCGTGCTCACGTTCCACTTCCGGAACCTGGAGCGGCTCGGGCTCGTGCACCCGGGCACAGGCGTGCCGCTCATCCAGCCCGGCGACCGGCTGGGCGCGCTCTACGACCGCCGCGGCGAGCTCGTCCAGGCCTTCCGCAACCCGCCCGGGCTCTTCGTGACCGAGACCAAGGCCAGCGGCTTCGGGCTCGGCATGGCCCGGCCGCGCCGTAACCTCCTGCTGGTCACCTTCGAGGACCACCAGCAGGCGGCCCGGAGGAGGTGAGCCATGACCGTTCGTCGCACCGGAGACTGGGCCCTGGCCAGGCGGCTGCTGACCGCCGCTCCCCAGCGGCTGCAGCACGCCGTGGACCGCTCGCTCCGCCAGGAGGCCGAGCGGCTTCGCACCGAGGTAATCCGGGGCATCACCCGCCAGGCCCCCGGCGGCGAGGCGCTGGAGCCCCCGTCGGATCTCACCCTGGCCGCGCGTAAGCTGCGCGGCTTCGGCGGCACCAAGTCGCTGCTGGTTCGCGCTGATCTGCGGAACGCCGTTGCGGCCATCGTGCGAGGCGCCGAGGCCTTCGTGGGCGTTCCCCGCAAGGCGCGGGGCAAGGACGTCAAGGCGCTGGTGGACGTGGCCCAGCTCATGGAGTTCGGGTCGCGCCCCATCGTCATCCCGATGACTCCCGCCATGCGCCGGTTCCTCTTCGCCCTGCTCAAGAAGGCAGGCAAGGCTGGCGAGTCCGGCGGCGGCAGGGGCGTGGTGGTGGTCAAGATCCCCGCCCGGCCGTTCTTGCGGCCAGCCTTCAAGAAGTTCGTGAAGGGCGCCCAGGCGCGCTTCCTCGGCCGCGTGGCCAAGCAGCTCGGGTGGTGAGGCGATGGCTCACGAGGCGAATAGCGTCACGCGACGGCTAGCTCTCATCCTCTGGCAGGGCTCCCTGCGGGAACAGGCGATGCCCCTCGAAGATCGTGAGCACCTCGATGGCCTCGTCCCGCACGCGGTAGACGATTCGGTAGGTGCGCCTGAGCACCTCGCGGATGTCCCCTCGGTCTGCGTACTCGGGCACGAGCCGTCCGGCGAGAGGCATCTCGGCGGCGCGCTCGACATCGGCGATGAGACGATCCACCCAGCGCATCGCAGCGACAGGGTTGTCCGCTGCGATGTACTCACCGATCGCTGCGAGGTCGCCCTTGGCCCGGTCGGACCAGTGGATATCCAACGGCCGAGTTGGCTCCCCTCCGTCTGGGCTCATTCGTCCGCGCCCCCACCGAAGCGGCGGCGCATCTCGGCGACGACCTCCTCGTGCGGGGTGACGCGACCGGCCTCGACATCGGCCAGGCCACGCTCGACGGACTCCATGAAGCGGAAGCGCTCGGTCAGCTCGTCGTACGCGGCAGGCGACAGCACGACGGCTGCAGCCTTGCCGTTCTGCGTGATGATCACCGGCTCGGAGCTCTCGCCCAGCCGGCGCAGCCAGTCAGCGGCCTTCGCTTTGAAGTCGCTCACGGGGACGATGTTTTCGGAGACTCGAAAGGTGCGCATGTCTGCCTCAGCCGGGTTGACCCACAAAAGAGTCTATATTCAGTCCGCATGTAAGTCAACAGATGGTTCTTTGTCTGGACATGGAGGTCGGGCGTGACAGCTCCTTCCCTTGCTGGAATCTCCCCGAACGTGGGCCCTGCGAGCGGTGGGGGGCTCGTGCGGATCACTGGTGCAGACTTCGCGGATCGGGTCGAGGTCTTCTTCGATGACGCACCGGCCACGGTGCTCAACGTGCACCACGACGCCGGCCTCGACATCGCCGACGTCCGCGTCCCGGCCCACGCGCAGGGCCGCGTGGATGTAACCCTCCAGAACCTCGACCCGACCGGCAGCCCAGTCCCCGGCGAGGTGGCGACCCTGCCCGACGCCTATCGCTTCCTGCGCTCCAGGCTGGCCGGCGAGACCGACTTCATCCGGCTGGTGCGCGCCCTGCTCCGGGAGCTCAAGCGGCAGGTCCTCTCGCAGGTCAGCATGACCGTGGCGGTGGACTACCGCGACGCCGAGAGCGGGGAGCTGGAGCTCGTTACCGTGGCCGAGATCCCGTCCGTGGTGCTCTCGGGCCCCCGGATCTCCGAGAACCGCTTCTACGCCCTCAACGAGGGCCGCGAGGACGTGGTGCCCGGGCCGGCGGGGCCCGAGCTCGCGCGCCACCGCCCGCCCTACACCGTGGACCTCGTGTTCACCATTACCGCCGTGTCGGACCACACGGTGGAGCTGCTCAACCTCATGGCCGCGGTGGGGACATTTCTCAACCGCAACCGCTGGATCGAGCTGCCCCGAAACTCGGCCGACCCGGCCCTCGGCGCGGTCCGCTGGGAGATGGACCCGGACGGTGACTTCCGCACCAGCCTGGACGGCCCGGACGACCTCCGCGCCTTCTCATGCGGCCTCGTCATCCGCGGCTTCGACCTGGACGAAGGCCAGACGCGCGACCGCGGCAAGGCCGTGGACGGCGTGGAGGTGGGCTCCGCGCCCATCGAAAGGAGTGACCCGTGACGCAGCAACTGCTCTCCTCCAAGGTGGTCGTCCAAGAAGAGGAGCCGCGCGTGCGCGGCATCCCCTCGGCTCCGACCTCTGTCGCCGGCGCCCTGGGCGTGACCGAGCGTGGGCCCATCGGCGTCGCGGTGCTGTGCACCTCCATCGAGGAGGTCCGTCGCAGCTTCGGCGGGTTCACGCCCGAGAGCGATCTGGCCCTCGCCGCCCTGGGCTTCTTCCAGAACGGCGGCAGCCACCTCTGGGTGGTGCGCACGGTGCACTACGGCAACGCCGCCGACCCGGCCACGGCTACCTCGGTCCGCGCCATCGGTGCCCTTATGGCGCCCGGCGCCCCGACCCCGGCTCGGGTCACCGGCACCGTGGCCGGCCCCTTCCGGCTCCAGGACGGCGACGTGCTGCTCCTCTCGGTGGGCGGGGTCCCGGCCGCGGGGCCCACGTTCAACGGCGAGGCGGCCCTCGTGGAGGCCGCTGGCGCCGCCCCGTTCGGCCTGGCGGACGGCCATACGCTCACCCTGGAGATCGACGAAGGCCACGAGCAGCTCGTCACCTTCGCCGCCGCTGACTTCGCTGACATCGCCGCGGCTACGCCCGAGGAGGTCGCGGCCGTGATCAACGCCCAGCTCGACGGCGGCAAGGCCCTGGTGACCGCCGGCGTGCTCGGCGTGGCCAGCGACACCGAGGGCACCGGCAGCCGGGTCCAGGTCACCGGCGGCGACGCCAACGCTGCCCTCGACTTCCCCACTGCCCCGGTGGTCGGCATGGGCAACGTCGCCGACCTCGGCGCGGTCACCGTGGCCGAGGTGAAGGCGCTCCTCGAGGTCTCCGTCCCCGACGTCACGGTGGCCGACGCCGCCGGCGCCCCCCTCGACATCCAGACCACCGGCACCGGCCAGGCCGTCACGCTCCAGGTGGACCCGGCCACCGCCGCCGCCTTCGGCCTGGACAACGACCCGCACGCCGGCAGCGACGCCGGCGCCACCCCGGCCGTGGCCCTCGAGGGCAAGGACCCGGGCGGCTACGCCAACCGGGTCGAGGTGGAGGCCCGGGCCCCGGTCGCCGGCGACCCCGGCACCTTCGACCTCCTCGTCATCGAGGACGGCACCTACCGCGAGTCCTTCCCCGGCGTGTCCATGGACCCGGCCTCCCCGCGCCACATCGAGCGTGTGGTCAACCACCCGCGGAGCGGCTCGGTGCTCATCCGGGTCGCCGACCAGCTGCTCCCGGGCCAGCCCGTGCCCCCGCCCCAGATCGCCCCGCTCACCGGCGGCGATATCGGCCTCGCCGGACTGGCCGACCAGGACTTCATCGGCGACGAGGTCGCCAAGACCGGCCTGCACGCCTTCGACCGCGTGCTCGACCTGTCTGTGCTCCTGGTGCCCGGCCGCGCCACCGCCGGCGTTCAGCAGGCCATGGTCCACTACTGCGAGGACGTCCGGAACGGCACGGTGTTCGCCGTGCTCGACCCGCCCCCGCTGCTCAGCGCCGCCCAGATGGTGCAGCACGTGGAGCTGGACGCGGGCCTGCTCGAGCTCACCGAGCACGCGGCCATCTACTGGCCCCGGCTCGAGATCCTCAACCCGGACAAGGCCGCCCTCGGCTCCGCGGACCGGGTGGTCGTCCCACCCTCGGGCGTGGTCGCCGGCGTGTACGCCCGCACCGACGCCGCCCGCCCCGGCGGCGTCTACGACCCGCCCGCCGGCATCGACAAGGGCAAGCTCGTCGGCGTCGTGGGCTTCGAGACCGAAGAGGTCCTCGAGGAGTCCAAGCGGGACCTGCTCTACCCCAAGCGCATCAACCCGATCACCACCGGCCCGGGGATGCCCCGCTACATCGACGGCTCCCGGACCCTCAAGTCTACGAGCAACTTCCCCTACGTGGCCGAGCGCCGGGGCGTCATCTTCATCGAGCGCAGCCTCAAGCAGGGCCTGCAGTTCGCCCGGCACAAGAACAACACCGAGGGCCTGCGCGCCCAGGTCCGGCGGACCATCACCGCCTTCCTGAACACGCAGATGAACAACGGCGCCTTCCGCTCTCGCGAGCCGGCCAAGGCCTATTTCGTGGATGTCTCCGAGGCCCTGAACACCCCGGACGTCATCTTCGCCGGCAAGCTCATCGTCCGCGTCGGCCTGGCCACCAACAAGCCCGCCGAGTTCATCCTGCTCCTCATCAGCCAGGATACGCGCGCGTTGGAGGCGTCCCTGGCCGGAGCGTAGAACACTCGGCCATCGCCCAGGAGCACCGGAGCATCAGCTCAGCGACAGGAGTAACCCATGACCATCGTCGGCAACCCCCGCAGCTTCCACAAGAAGTTCAAGTTCCTGGCCGAGTTCGACGACATCGGCCACGCCGGTTTCCAAAAGAGCTCCGAGCTCTCCGTAGAGGTCGCTAACGTCCAGTACTTCGAGGGCGGCTCCCTCATCCCCAACAAGAGCCCCGGCCGCCTCACCTTCTCAGACGTCACCCTCGAGCGCGGCGCCACCCAGGACCGCGACCTCTTCGACTGGTTCGAGGACGTCGCCGGCACCGCCAGCGGCCTCGGCCTCACCGACCCCATGTACAAGCGCAACGGCGACATCGTCCAGCAGGACCGCGACGGCACCACCCTACGCCGCTGGTCCCTCTTCCAGGCCTGGCCCATCAAGTTCGTCGCCGGCGATTGGGACAACGAGTCCGACGAGAACGTCATCGAGTCCGTGACGCTGACCTACGACCTGTTCGATCTGGAGCAATAGTCCCCGCACCGACTGGCATCGCAAAACTGCCCGAATCCTCGAGGTGACTGAAGTGATTGTTTTTGCACAAAAAACCTCCAGTGCAAGCCGAAGCATATTGCTTCTTCCTGTTTCCTGCTGTACTGCGCGCCAGACTTCGGACGCGTCCAAGGCTGCTCTGGTTGATTCTGCGGGGTTGAAACAGCCCACCGCGTAAGCAGGAAAGGTGGGAATTTTGGCGGGCCGCCAGGTGTTGTTCCGGGTACCATGACCCGGAGTGCGACCCTGATGTTACCGTTGACCGAGCCGCCGTCAAATCCCAATCTCCGTTGGTTCTCGCGGCACGGCTGCGTAGTCCATCACCTAGATCACGTCGAAGTCCTCGTCGGCGGCACGGTCGTTGGCAAGTACCATCCCCAGGAGCGGGGCGTTCGGAATCTACTGATGGTGGGCCTGGCGCAGGAGCCGACGATCCGTCTCGGCAAGCTGGCGTGGGCGTTCGATGTCTCCGCCGAGCAGCTGCGTCGAGTCCGCCGCCGCGTAGAACGAGGTGGTATTGCTGCGCTGCCCACCGAAGGTCCGGGGGGCTTTCGGGGCGATCGGAAACTCACGCCACAGCTGCGCCGTGAGCTTCACAAGCTATTCGAGCAAGGGCTTGGGGTCCGGCCCGCGCATCGGCGTATCAAGCGTCGGTTCGAGGTTTCCCATCACACCGTCTGGGTGGTACACAAGGAGTGGGAGGCAGAGCAGCAGCAGCCAGAGGACTTATCGCAAGAGACGACGCCCACCCCTGCGATGGAGCAGCAGCGCATGGCGCTCGAAGACCAGGAGTCACCATCGGAGCCGGATCGCCCCGCTCCCGAGCCGACGGGGTCTGCGGAGGAGCAGGAGGGCGGGACGGAGCATATCGCCGCCGCGCCGGTCCGAGGCGGCCAGCTGGTCCAGCACGTGGGGACCTGGCTGATGCTGGGACAAGCCGTGCGCCATCGACTGTACGATGCGGTGGCCGAGGTTTGGGGAGCGCGGCGTGGGGCGCACAGTGTGCGGCTGGCGGTGGACGCCGTGATCTGCGCGTTGAGCATCGGGCAGTGCTGCGTCGAAGGCGTGCGCCGTCTGGCGACGCCCAGCGGTGGCGTGTTGCTTCGTGCGGACCAAGCGCCGTCGGCAAGCTGGGTGCGGCGTGTGCTCAAGCGGCTGGCGGACGACACGGGCGCGATGGAGCTGCACCTGCTGATCGCGGGATTCTACCTGGGAGAGGCGCAGGCCCTGGACGAGCAGGTGACGGTGTTCTATGTGGACAACCACATGCGTCCCTACACGGGCAAGCACGTGATCCGTAAAGGCTGGCGGATGCAGGACAAGCGGGTGCTGCCCGGGACCACCGACTACTACGTCCACGACGAGGATGGACGGCCCGTGTTGCGAGTGCCAGTGGCGTCGAACGAATCGCTGACCGCGCTTCTGAGCCCGATTGCCGTGCTCCTGCGAGAGGGGCTGGGCGAGGAGCAGCGGCTCCTGTTGGCCTTCGACCGGGCCGGGGCGTACGCCGAGCAACTGGTGGAGCTGCGGGACTTCGGCTTCGAATTCGTGACCTACGAGCGGCGCCCGTATCCGCTTCTCAGCCCGGGGGTGTTCACCGAGCAGGTGAAGCTCGGCGACGAGGTGATCGAGTTCCACGAGCGAAACACCAACCTGGGTCGAGGACGGGGGCGAGTCCGCCGGATCGCCCTGCGGATGGAGGATGGCTATCAGGTGAACCTGCTGGCGATCTCGAAGGCGCCGGCCCAGATGTTGATCGGCATCATGCTGGGGCGGTGGTGCCAGGAAAACGCGTTCAAGCACGGCGTCGAGCGTTGGGGTATCAACCAGCTCGACGGCCGCAAGGTGCGGCACTACCCGGAAGGGACCGTGATCCCGAACCCGGCCCGCCGCAAGCTCGACAACGCGTTACGCCTGGCACGAGTGGAGGAGGGCATGGCGCGTCGCGACCTGGCACGCCTCCCAGCCGATGATGACCGCCGTCGACAGCGGGCGGAGAAGAAACTCGCGCAGGCGATGCAGCGCCAGGACGAGTTGGAGGCGCTACGCCCACACGTGCCGAAGAAGGCCGCGGTGGAGGAGACCGAGCTTGCCGGACGGCTGGTGTATCACGAGACGCCGTACAAGACCGTGGTGGACACGATCCGCATCGTCTGCGCCAACGCCGAAACCGACCTGGCTTACACACTGGCGCCACATCTCCGGCGTCCGGCGGAGGCCAAGAAAGCCTTGGCCAACCTGCTCAAGGCACCGGGTCAGGTGCGAGTGAAGCAGGACCACATCTCCGTGGTCCTCAGCCCGGCCGGGACCCGCAACGAGAAGGAGGCATTCCTGGCCGCCATGGACACGATCAATGGCTGGGGCCTGGTGCTGCCAGGCGACACGAGTCTCCGCCCACTGCGCTTCCGATCCCACATTTGATCTGACACGGCGTCCGAAGTCTGGCGCGCCGGAGGCCCAGGCGAACCGAAGCCAGATGACTAGGTATCTCGTGATAGAACCATGACAATGCGTCAACCATACGTTTTTACGAGCCTTTATCAGCCTCCCGCTAGGAACGCACGATAGTTTCGCTGTGCAACTCGTCACAAAGCGGCTTCTCCTCCGACTTACTGGGCGGTGGACGGACTAGATTCAGCGTCCACACGGCAGCCGAGACGACCTACCGGCCGCAGGAGGAATCACCATGACACCGACTGACGACAGCATCGGACGTTCAGATACTCCCTTGGGTGACACTGAAGGCTGTGAATATGCTGTAATTACAGCTAGTATTTCCGAGAATGGTCCTCCGGGCGTGTCAGAAAAGTGGGACCACGAGAGAGTGGAGATGCGGTTGTGTGAACTCGCCAAAGAAGGTGTGCGAGACCTGTATGCCGCAAATACTCGCGCTACCGGTGCCGATGCTCTCGCGAAAGAAGCGATGCAGGCCCTCACCGGCCTTCTCAAGCTGGACGACGACTATCCTGCAGAAGAGATCACGCGCGACGAACTTGAGGGATTCCAGCGCGACCTCATCAGCGTTTTAACCAACGACGTCGATCCCAAAACCGAGCCGAGCGAGTCCCTCATCAAGCAAGAGGCAGACAAGACCGGCCAACTGCTGGCATCGTCCTGGTTGCAGTATCTCACTCGATGTCTGAAAAAGCGGCCCGAGGTGCGGCTCGACGCACGGACGCTGCTCCCGGTGTCGCCCGCAGAAATGGGAGCCCGATCGTACCGCAACTTCGAGAGATCAATGCGTACGCTACCAATAGGTGCGCACCGAGGGCGGATCATTCTCGAAAAACTTGCAGTCGAGCTAATTACTGCTGAGGTAGCGCTTCTTCCAGGGCAGATCGTGCTGAAGCAAGCGGAGGCATCTGCAGCAAATCAAACCACAAATGGGTCTGAGGATGTTCGATCGGGTATCGACTCGGCAACAGACAAAGCGTTACCGCCTGAAGGCATAGAGCGCGATCCTGAACCGGCCTTGGACGAGTTTACTGAAGGTACCGATGACTTTGAACCCGTCCAGTCTGTGGCTTCCGAGCCAGAAGCAAAGTCCGTGGGCATGGGCACTACGGCGAAGCTCTCTCTAGCTGCTTCGATTGTTCTTGTGCTGATTGGTGGTTTCGTCTTCTTCAAAGTGATGCCAGGATTGAAGCGTTCAAACTCCCAAAGACGAAACGCGAGATTTGCTGCAATGGCTCGAGCGGGAATGGCCCCGACCATGGCCGCGCCGATGGACTGGGACATGGCTGCGGCGATGTCCCCGCCGAGAGCTGTGAGGCAGGCCATGCACAGCAAACTTAAGCATCCAACTGCTAAGCGGGAATTTGCTGTGCTTTACATCAAAGACACGAATGAGGAGAGTAGTACACAAGGATTCGGTTCCTCCCTTGCTGTCGCGAAACACCCATTTGCCATCCAATGGCATGAGCTGCTTTCAGCGCTAATGTCGCTCGACAAGCACACCTCCAACACTCCGGAGATGCGCAAGTTCACGGAGAAGATAGTCCGTTTTGTGGAGAAGAGATCTCGTATTCTATATTCACAGAAACCCGACGAGAAGCGCTATAGGAGTCTGCTGTACTATTACTGGTTCCTCGCACACCATCAGTCACGGACGATCACCTCTCGCATGCTGCAGAATAGAGCACTGAAAGTGTCTGATTGGTTGGTACGTCGCGATCTCTCTTCGAATGAAACCGACAGGCGACAAGCTGCCTACGAAGCACTCTGCCTCGCTTCGGACACGCTCGACTTACGGCGAATTAACGGCACCAAGGCGACGAGACTCGCGTCGCAGAGACGTCGCCTCGAGTCCACTCTGGAAAACGAGCCCAGTTTCGTAAGTTGTGGGAAGCTCCTTGAGCGATCCAGGACGGACCAGCAGAGTGCAGTGAAGCTGAAGGCGCTTCTTCGACTCCGATAGCCTTGGGGGGCATCAGACGACTGAGTGCGGCCTGGTATTTAGGCGCTCTCAGCTCGCGAACGGCCAATTCACAGCTCGATGCTGAACACCTCACCAGGCGCGTCGTCGGTTGCGGAGACGTTCTCGAACGGCCGACCGTCGGCCTTCCTGCCGTCCGTTGCACGGGTTTCCAGCTTTGCTCGCGCTGCTACAATCCGCTCGATGTATATTTGCCGCGGATACGATTGTGACTCGTACAAGCGCAGGATCTGGAACTGATTATCGTACACTTTTTCTTTCGAGTAGTCGACCTGCATGAGGGTACCCACGACGAGCTGACGTGGCTCAGATAAAAAGTGCTCGTCTTTGTGGAAAGTCCCAAGAAGCGGGTAAAGGTCGTGCGTGTGGCCACTGAGGACAAGGTGAATCCGTGGGGCATTGCGCAGGCGTTTCTGTACTCGGTCCGCGCGATGAAGCTTCATCACATAGGGAATATCGCTGGGAGGATGTGTCACTGGATGGTGTGATGCCAGGATTCGAAAATGACGCGCGTCTCCCTCGCCGTCTACTCCATTGATCATGTCGTCGAGATCATCCAGATTGCGCTTCTCTACGCGCCCACGCGCGAAGAAGTTCTGCCGGCGCGCCGGATCGACCGTGTCCAGAGTGAACAGCTGAACCACAGATGGCCCGCCTGCAATCTGCTGTCGAAGTGGAGCCACAACTTTGCCAACCGCGTAATATAACTCTTGTTCCAACTGCTTTAAGTGCGCCTTAACGTCTTCGGGCACACTCCTCGTCCACGGAAGGTAGAAGTCCTCCTTTCGCGGAAAGAAAAAATCCATTGGCCAAACGTCATGGTTTCCATGGATGCAATGAACCAGCTTGTCTTCCTCGATGAGGTGGATCAAATTGTCCTCGTCAAAGCAGAGTTCTTTAAGCACTACAGCTGCTTCTTTCAAAGATTCTGTGTCTCCGAAAACGCTGTGATCGCCCGTGTCCACTAACCAGGTTGGCATCCCGATCCATCTCTCGTCTTGCTTCAGGAAAGAGCCGAGGAAATCCAGGAAGTCATCACTCGCTCCTGGATCGTAAGGCGCAGTTCCGCATCTGAGCTCCTTATAGAGCCACTCCAACAATAGCCTTCTTGTAGTCTGAGAGGGAACGGTTCGATCGAGCCATTCCTTAAGTTTGTTCTCGGCCCAAGCATACTTTTGCCTTTCTAGCAACACTGCGTCTACTTCACTTTCCCTACCGTCGGGAACCTCATCGACATGGATATCGGATACGTGGACTATCTGTAGGATCGGCTGGGCGTCTTTAGGTAGCTGTGCCATATTCGTCTCCATCGCGATTTAGCAAGACAAGGACATCCTCCCCGAGCTCCGCCACAATCGCCTCGCGCAGCTTCTTACGTGCCCGGCTGAGGCGTTGTCTCTCACGCGCAGAAAGGTGAAATGGTGCCTCGCTGCCCTGTCCTGCCAACGCAATCAGATCGCGATCCTCTTGAGTTAACTCGTGCATAGAAGTAGCGACGATCCCTAGCATGCGCTTGACTAAGATTCGATGGTCGGCGCAGCCGTCGGGGGCGGCGATGCAACCGACGTCGTCAAGTCCGCTGACATTCTTGTTGCTGCTTCTCAAGCGGTAGAAATCACAGATACGCCTGCGCAGAATGACGTAGACAAATTTGTGGAAGGCCTCGCGTTCGTTGACAGATGAAGGCTCCTTGCTCCAATTCACCGTTCCGGATGTCGAACCACTCTGCATCCGCTGTGTAACCGCCACCACGGTATCATTCAGCACGTCTTCCTGCTCAGAGCTTCGATAGGGGAGCCTGCGTGCCAAGGTTGCCCGTAGCTTGGGGAGAAGATCGACGAGTTCACGTTGCCACCACGGTTTCATCGTTCAACAAACGGCGCACTCGAATCGAGAGCGGTATGTCCCCATTTCTGAAGGTCGGGGCTTTGCCTCTGTAGGAGCAGAAATCCTACAGGAGGCATCGAATGTCCGAGACCATCACGTGCCCATCCGGGCTGACCGGCCGCATCCGCGGCATGAAGGTCCGCGAGGAGCGGATCCTGACCGACCGAAAGCTGGCGAAGAGCGGGGAGCAGGTGGACCGGTTGCTGGCCGCCTGCTGGGAGGAGACCCTGGACCCGGGGCCCTACGACTTCGGGGAGAAGGACATCGACTGGAGCCGAGTGCTGCAGGGGGACCGGTTCTTCGTGCTGCTCCAGCTCCGGGCGCTGACCTATGGGCCGGAGTACGCCTTCGCGATCCCCTGCCAGAGCGACTCGTGCCGGAGCCGCATCGAGTGGGAGCTCAACCTCCATGATCTTCCCGTTCGTCCGCTCTCCCCCGAGAGCCGTGATGCCTTCGTAAAGGGCAACAGATTCGAGTGTATACTACCGGACTCGCAGGTCAAGGTGTGGTTTCGGCTGCTGACCGGAGCGGACGAGCGGCGGCTGCCGCAGGTGCGGCGGAACGCGCGCGACCGGATCCTGTCGGCGATGCTGGCGATGCGGGTGGTGGAGATCGAGGGGGTGGAGCCGCGGCGGAAGCGGCAGTTCATCGAGGAGTTGTCGCTGCGGGACGCGGACTTCCTGGTGGATGAGTTCGACCGCGTGGACTGCGGGGTGGAGACGGACATCGAGATCGAGTGTCCGGAGTGCTTCACCGTGCAGGAGCTGGAGCTCCCTTTCGAGAAGACGTTCTTCATGCCGGGGAAGGCGCGGGCGCGCCGGCGGAGGCGGGCGGAGAGGCTGGAGGAGTCGGACCGCTCGAGCTCTTCCCTCGGGTAGCGATCGAGGACTGGTGGGAGGCGGTCTTCCAGCTCTGCTGGACCCAGCACGGCGGCTCGGGGCTCGGGCTGTCGCTTGAGGAGGCGCTGGAGCTGCTGGTGAGAGACCGAGACTGGCTGCTGGAGCGCATCGGCACGCAGCGGTCCCGGGAGGCGCGGGAGATCGAGAAGGCCGCCAAAGGCACTCGATGATAGGCAACCAAGACAAAGCACTGTCGGCTGAGAAGGACCTCGTCGAGATCGCCATCGACTACGTGTGGCGGGAGCAGTCGGCGAAGGAGATTGCAGATAGCCGCGGTGTCTCCTCGAAGACGATTCTGCGCCGGTTGCGCGTCCTCGGCATTCCAGTCCGATCAACAGCAGAGCAACGACACTGTGATCGACGACGCGGGAAGCACAGCCAGTCGGAAGCCGTGAAAGCCGCATGGCGGCGAGGGGCCTACGACACGGAGACGTTCAGGAATCGGATCATTGGCACCTACGACAAGCGTGGCAGGAAGAACCCGTTCTACGGCCGGACACACTCGCCTAAAACCCGTACCCAGATCTCGTCGCGTGCACGAGCACGATGCAGGCCTGGTATCGGCACGTACGGAGACGACTGGACGCAAGAGCTCCGCGACAGGATCGTCGCGCGCGACCTCTTCCGATGTGCCATCTGCGGCAGCGCGCAAGGCATGCTTCAGGTCCACCATGTGGATCTCGACCGAACCAACAACGACGAAGCCAACTTGCTCACACTCTGTGCTGCATGCCACCTGGCCTACCACGGCCGCGGTGAGCTGGAGCTGGAGTTGGAGGAGGCGCACATCCGACTGCTCCAACGATTGACGGCAGATCCGGGCGTGGGGACCGGGGACGACCAATGGGCTTGAACGGTTCCCTGGGGCTCGGCTTCGTCTTCACGGCGCGGGACCTGGCGTCGTCGAAGATGCAGCGGGTGGAGCGACGCTTCAGCTCGCTGGACGAGCGCGTGGGACTGGGGACCCAGCGGATGATGGGCAACTTCAAGCAGCTTGCCGTGGGCTTCGCGGTGTTCACCGCGGGCGCCCTCATGGTGGCGGGCTCGCTGTCGCTGGCCAACGCGGCGGGCAAGTTCGAGCAGGGGTTGGCCGCGGTGGGGGCGGTGACCCGGGCCACGGCCAGCGAGATGGACATGCTGGGGCAGGCGGCCATCGAGGCCGGCATCCGGACCCAGTTCTCCCCCACCGAGGCGGTAGAGGGGCTGACCTCGCTGGCCACGGCCGGGCAGACGGCCACTCAGGCGACCCGTACGCTGATCCCGGTGCTGGACCTGGCTGCCGGGTCGCTGGGCCAGCTCGGGGTAGCGGCGGCGGCCGAGGCGGTGGTGGGCACGCTGAACGCGTATGGGCTGGAGGCGGAGCGGGCGGCCGGGATCACCGACAAGCTGCTGCGGATCACCCAGCTCACCAACTTCCAGACGCGGGACTTCCAGGCGGGGCTTGCCAAGGCTGCCGCGGCCGGGGCGACGTTCAACCAGGCCCTGGACGACACGCTCATCACCATGGGCCTGCTTCGCAACCGGAACATCGACGCCTCGAGCGCGGCGACTGCCTTCCGGGAGGTCGTGCGCCGCGTGGGCGCCGACGCGCGGGCGCAGAACGCTGTCCTGGGGACCGGGGTGAAGATCTTCGAGCAGTCCACCGGGAAGATGCGCTCCGTGGTGGACATCATGTCCGACTTCGCCCGGGCCACGGCGAACATGACGGACAAGGAGCGCAACCGACGGGTGGCTGTGGCCTTCGGCGCCCGGGGGCTCCTGGCGTTCAACGCCATCCAGAAGGCGGCCTTCACCACGGTGCGCGACGGGGTGACGGTCACCCTGCGAGGGGCCGAAGCCATCGCCGCGCTGCGCAAGCAGATGGGCAACGCGGCCGGGACCGCGGCCCAGTTCCGGGACAAGCTGCTCGACACCTTCGAGGGGCAGAAGACCCTGCTCAAGGGCACCATGCAGACCTTCGCGGTGGTGCTGGGCAAGCCCTTCGCCCAGGTGTTCAAACCCATCGTGAAGGCTCTGGTGAACGCGCTGAACGCCATCTTGAAGGCCTTCCAGTCCATTCCCGCGCCCATCAAGAAGGCACTCGCGGGCGTGGTGCTGGCTGCGGGCGGGTTCCTGATGCTGGTGGGCGGGGTCATCGCGGCCAAGGCGACCATCGCCCTGCTGGCCATCGCCTTCCAGGCGCTGGGGATCTCCATCGGCGGGATCCTGGCGTCGCTGCTGCCGGTGATCCTGATCATCGGGGTCCTGGCCGCGGTGGTGGCGGGGTTCTACATCGCCTTCAAGAAGAACCTGGGCGGCATCGGTGACTTCGCCCGGCGGGTGTGGGAGAAGGTGAGCCTGTTCTTCCAGGCCCTGAAGCAGCTCTTCGTGCAGGGCGGCTTCTCCGGCGCGGTGCGCGATGAGCTCAACCGCGCGGAGAACCAGGGGCTCAAGCGGTTCCTCATCGCGGTGTGGCAGATCGTCTACCGCATCCAGCAGGTGTGGGAGGGGTTCAAGGAGGGGTTCGTTTCGACCATTGAGGCGGCGCGCCCGGTGTTCGCGGACCTCGTGGACGCCTTCTCGGAGCTGGGGCGGGAGATCGCCGCCCTGTTCGGCGACATCGCCGGCGGCGCGGCGGGGTTGCCCTCGGACAAGTTCCGTAGCTTCGGGCAGGTGGTGGGCGCCGTCTTCGGCACTATCGTGAAGTGGGCGGCCAAGGTCATCGCCGTGTTCGCGCGGATCACCGGTGGGATCGTTGCCGGCTTCCGGTCGATGCTGAAGTACATCCGCCCGGCCCTGGACGCGGTGGCCAGCGCCATCAACATGCTCAAGGACGCCTGGAACACCCTCACCGGCGCCACCAGCTCGTCCACCGATGGAGCCAAGGAGTCCACCAGCGCCTGGCGGTCCCTGGGAGAGTTCCTGGGGCAAACCCTCGGTGTGGCGGTCACGGGAGTCACCTACGTGCTGGCGGCGCTGATCCGGGTCGTGGCCCTGGGGGTCTACGGGGTCAAAGGGCTGATCGACGCCTTCGTCTGGCTGGGCACCTGGATCGGCAAGATCGCCACCGCCATCTACACGTGGTTCGTGGAGACCCTGCCGAACGCCATCCGCTCGGCCATCCAGTCCGTGGGCAACTTCTTCCGGGCCATCGGCCAGTTCTTCGTCGGCATCGGGGCCTGGTTCAAGAGCGTCTTCCAGGGTATCGCCGACGGGATCAAGGGCTTCCTCCGGCCGGTGGTGGACTTCTTCGCCGGCATCGGCCGGGGCATCCGCAAGGTCATCAACAAGATCTGGGACTTCGTGCTCAGCATCATCGAGAAGATCCCGGACGCCCTGCTCCCGTCGAGCCTGGAGAAGCTGAAGCGGACCCGCGCCTCGGTGAGCATCGGCAGCACGATCACCACGGCCATCGCCGCGGTCAACCAAGTCATCAAGCCGACTTCGGCGCCCGCGACCACGTCGACAGCGACTCCCGCGGCCACGGAGGCGGGTGTCCGGACGCGGAGCCTCGACCGGCTGGAGTCTACCCTCCGCTCGACCATGCGCGACCGCGCTGGCGGACCGGGCGCGCGTCAGCCCATCGTTCTGAAACTCCAAGTGGACGGCGAGACCATCGCCCACGCCACCCACAACGCCGACCGCGACACGGCCAACCGCACCTACTCGTCGGTGCCGGCGTACTGATGGGAGGGACGCGGTGACCATCCAGCTCAGCGCGGCCCGACCGCCCCGGTGCCTGCTCGTGAACGTGCACACCACCGAGACCATGGAGTGCCTGTTCAACCCCACGCAGATCACCGAGAAGGTGCAGGTCAACTGGAGCCGGCTGGCTGTGCCCGGCCTGTCGCACCAGGTGCTGCAGTTCCAGTCCACGGGCAACCGCACCCTCAACGGCGTGGAGTTCTACCTCGATCGCTACTTCGCCGTGCGCCAGCCGGGCAGCCCGGAGATTCTGGCCTTCCGCTCGTTCCTACGGGCGCTCACGGTGCCCCCCACCGGGACCGAGGGCGTCGTGGACACTGCGCCGCCGCGGACCCTGTTCATCTGGCCCAAGGTACTCACCATCGAGACGGTGATCACCGACCTCGAGTTCCAATACCGGCAGTTCGGCGTGGGTGGCGAGGTGCTCGTCTACCAGGCCACCTGCGGGTTCGAGGAAATTTTGGATGTCCGCGTGAGCAGTGAGACGCTGCGGAGCGACGGGGTGTAGCCATGCCTCCGTTTGTGGGATCGCGACACACCTTCTGTCTGGGGGTTCGAGACGATTCAGGCCGGCTGCAGCTGACCGAGTGCGAGCCCTACCGCTACCAGCCCCACGCGGACAACCGAGTCCACGTGGCGGCCGAGGGAGACACGCTGTTCACTCTGGCCGGCCGCTACTTCGCGCCCCTGCCGCGGGCCTGCGGCTTCTGGTGGGTCATCGCGGACTACCAGATCGACCCGATCATCGATCCAACGATAACCCTGACACCGGGGCGTCGGATCCACATTCCCTCGCTGCGGGTGCTCACGGACGTGATCCTCGGCGAGGAGCGGCGGAGGGACCAGGGGTGACCGCGCGCGTGGACAGGAGCGCCCCCGGGGTGCGGATCACCTTGCTGCCGCACGAGAAGGCTACCTCGGGCGAGCCGCTGGACCTCGGGGACCGGCTCATCGGCTTCACGTACGAGGACTGCGAGAAGAAGGCCGACAAGCTCACCCTGCAGCTCCGCAATCAGGACCTGCACTTCTTCGAGCGCCAGGAGCTCATGGGGGGCGCCTGTCTGGAGGTCTCCTGGGGCTACCCGGGCAACATGTCCCCGCCCCGCCGGGTGGTGGTGAAGAAGCTCAAGGGCTTCGGCACGCTGAACGTGGAGTGCCTCTGCAAGTCGTCGCAGATGAACCGCCAGTCCCGGACCCGGCGCTGGGAGGACGTGACCCGGTCCGACGTGGTCCGCGCCGTGGCCAAGGAGAACGGCTACGAGGGGCAGTTCGTCGACGTGGAGGACACCGGCGAGGTCTACGACGTCATCAACCAGACGGCCGAAACCGACGCCCGGTTCCTGCGGCGCCTCGCCGCCCGGGAGGGCTTCCAGTTCTACGTGGACCTCGGCGGGCTGCATTGGCACAAACGGCGCCAGAGCGCAGCGCCCACCCACGTGCTCACATGGTACGCAGACCCGGGCCGGGGCGACGTGCTGGATGTCAACGTCGAGTCCGACCTGGTCAAGCGCGTGGGCCGCGCCACGGTGCGGGGCCGGGACCCGCTGCGCAAGACCACCATCAGCTCCTCCGCCACCTCGGCGAGCACCACCCGCGACACCCTCGGCCAGACCGTGGAGGTGGTGGACCCCGAGACCGGCCGGACTCACCTCGAGACGCGAAACGCCACCGCCAGCGTGAGCCCCACTTCTGCCTCGAGCGCCGGCCGGGCCAAGCGGCAGGCCGCGGCCCGGTTCCGCCGTGCCGAGCGCGCCACCATCAAGCTGTCCCTGCGCACCGTCGGCGATCCCACCCTGCGTGCCAAGAGCATCGTGGAGGTCCGCGGCGTCACCGCGCTGCTGTCGGGCAAGTACTACGTGACCGACGCCAAGCACGTCATCTCCACGTCGGGCTACACCTGCCAGCTCAAGCTCACCCGCGACGGCACCGGCCGCCTGGCTCGGCGCCTCGCCCGTGAGCAGCGCGGCGAGCGAAACCGCACCGGTCGCCGGCAGGGAGGCAAGCTCACCACTATCGAGCGGGTTGACCCCGAGACCGGCCGGACCCGGCTCGAGTACTACCAGGACGGCCGCCGCGTCGGCCATGATGACCCCGAGAACTGGCAGACCGTGATGGATTGACCCGTGACCTACGCACCCTTCGACGACGACATCGACACCCACGACACGCGCCTGCTCGGCCTGTATGTGGGTTACGTCACTCACCGCGACGACCCAGAGCAGCTCGGCCGCGTGCGGTTCTGCATCCCGGGGCTGGTGGAGCCACACGGCCCGTGGGCCTGGCCGCTGGGCACCTGCGGCGGCGGGTCGAAGGACCGCGGGTTTTTCGCCGTGCCCGAGGTGGGCGCCGAGGTGGCCGTGTTCTTCAACCAGGGCGACGCGGACGAGGCGTACTTTCTGCCCGCCCACTGGGGCAAGCCAGACGGCGAGAGCGAGGTCCCCGAGGAGGCGCGCCGCACTCCGCCCGACAACCGCGTGCTCGCCTCCGAGACCTTCCGCGTCGAGCTGGACGAAACCGAGGGCCAGCGCAAGCTCCAGCTGACCAACAAGAAGACCGGCGACCACCTGGTCCTCGACGCCGAAACCAACTCGGTCACCATCGAGGCCACCACCGCCATCACCATCAAGGCCGTGGGCGCCATTCGCCTCGAGGCCCCGCACATCACCATCGGAGGAAGGGTCGTGCGTCCGTCCGGTGACCCCATCTAATGCGGAATTCAGCATTAGATGGGTTATGCGGTGCCTTGGGTTATGCAGAGCCCAGGTTGAATACACCGGGATTCGCGCCTTTCAGCCGGATTGATACATCCTTGGTGGTTCCAAATCAGCATAACCAACGGACCGCACTGAGGCACTTGAGGCTGGGAACTCGTAGATCTCTTTCGAACTACGCTCGTCTCTTGTTGAACGTCGTCGAACTCGCACTGGTGGTGGTGCGGTATCTGGCGCGTTGGGAGGAGAGCGATTTGCTGGACAAATTCTACCGAAAAAGGGGATCGCTGGCGCGCATGCGAAGTGGGCCTGCGACCAAGGAACTTGAAGCCTTCGCAGCAGCGCTTCATCGCGATGGTTACGAAAGGAACTACTGCTACGCGGTGTTGGCAAATGCATGGCACCTGTCTGTCTGGGCAGGTAGTCAAGGGATGCGTATGAACCAACTGAGCCTGGAAGATCTCCCGGCCTTCGCCCGCCATGCTGTCAGATGCTCGTGTCTCGAAACCGGCGATGGAATTCGAATGAGCAAGCGCATCAAGTACGCGCGAAACTTTCTCCGCTTCGTGAAGCAGGGGCCCAAGGAGCGCCGAATTCGACCTGACCGGGTTCGAGATGAACGTGTTGAGGAGTGCCTGGAGTGGCTCAAGCAGAACCGCGGCCTTTCGGAAGCTTCCGCAGACAGATACCGCCCCAAGATCGAGAAAGTCACCCAACAGCTCGGATCGGATCCTGCGAAATACACAGCGAAGAATCTCCGCAACGCGGTGCTTCAACTCACACGAGATTGCGCGCCGCAAGGCCTTCGCGTTTTTGTAGTCGGTATCCGCGCGTACGTGAGATACGCGGTCGCGACAGGACAATGCCCACCTGAGCTCATGCATGCGGTTCCTTCTGTTCGACAGCCGCCCGCTGATCCGTCGCCAGCAGTACTCTCGAGCGACGAGGTGAATCGAATGCTTGCTGGCATTCAAGGCCGGAACGCCAGGAGGGATACCGCGGTCTTGCTCCTCCTCGTCCAGGTCGGCTTGCGGTGCCGTGATGTTCTGGAGCTCCGAGTGCGAGATATCGATTGGGAGAACGGGTTGATTCGAGTCTGCGGCAAGGGGAGACGCCGGGTTGCGCTCCCTCTTCCTCAGGCGGTAGGCGATGCACTGCTCGACTACATCGAGCATGAGCGCCCCAAGGTCCGGACAGACGTTGTGTTCATCCGGTCGGTTGTACCGAAGACTCCACTCTCTACATCCAGCTCGATCACGGCAATCTGGCAGAAGGCACTTCGCAACGCAGGCATCCGCAATCCTGCCCCGAGAACTCAGCTTCTGCGACACACAGCTACGACTAGAATGGCCGAGTCTGGGCTCCAGCCCGAGTCCATCAAAGTGCTCCTGAGGCACCGGTCGAAATCCACGTCGGCTCACTACATGCATGCGAGCTCCGATGCCATGAAGGAGGTAGCGCAGCCATGGCCCGAATGAGATCGAGACTGACAACGCAGGTCGAGTCGTACCTTGAGATGCAGGCTGCAGCCGGACGCAAGCTTCAACGTGAGGGCCACCTTCTCCGCGCGTTCGCAGCGTTCTCGGCGGAGAACGATGTGGACTGTGTTTCCGCCGAACTGGCCGTTCGCTTCGCTACCATGTCTGAATCGACCTGGATCAGAGTCCACCGCTTGCGCACGATCCACCGGTTTGTGAGTTACACTCGTGCAGAGGACGACAGGAACGAATTCCCCCCGCGCGACTACTTTGGGCCGTATCCCAAGCAACGCCCAACTCCGTACATTCTGAGCCCAACCCAGATTCAGCAAATCTTGGCCGCATCGAGCCGATGGCGGCCAGGAAGATCCCAGAGGCATCGTGTCTACACCGCTCTTTTTGGGTTGTTGGCTTCCACCGGGATGCGGGTTTCCGAGGCGCAGAGACTCCGCTTGGGGGATCTCCGCCATGGCGTGCTCGCGATTAGAGGATCGAAGGGCAGGAGTCGTGCCATTCCCCTTCACCCGTCCGTAGAGGAAGCGCTTCTTCGCTACCTTCGCGGGAGACGCGGAGTGATCGCCGGCAGCGAATTCATGTTCCCGTCTACAACTGGGACGAAGATGGCGAAGGGGGTACCAAGCGGCGTCTTTCGTCAGATCGTCGATAGAATAGGAATCCCTCGAAGGGACGGGGTGAGGGGGCCCGTCCTGCACAGCCTGCGACACACGTTTGCCGTGCGGGCTCTCGAGTCCTGCGTGGCGGATCGTAAGATGGTGGCAATCCATACACGAGCCGTGTCCCTGTACCTCGGACACTCTGACATTGCCCACACCTATTGGTACTACGAGGCGACCCCTCAGCTCCTCAAGTCCATAGCAGAACGATGCGAACGACATGAAGGGAGGGTTGTGTAGATGGAGATGCTGGCCCCACATCTGGAAGCATTCTTTACCGCGAGGCTGCCAATTGAGCGCGGAGCGAGCGTCCACACCAGAGCGAGTTATGCTGACTGTTTTCGGCTGCTCGTGGAGTTCGCGGGGAAACGCCGTAGGAGCAGTCCCTCGAAGCTCCGAGTCGCGGATCTCGATGCGCCTACCGTACTCGCATTCCTGGCGCATCTCGAGAACGTGCGAGGAAACAGCCCCGCGACACGCAACGCGAGACTGGCTGCAATCAAGTCCTTCATGCGATTCATCGAGCACCGAGCGCCTTTCGCTCTCGACCAGATCGCGCGTGTCCTGGCGATCCCAACAAAACGGTCCGACGAACCTCTGGTGCCGTACTTGACCGATGACGAGTGGCACTCCTTGGTTGACTCCCCTGATGTCACAACGTGGTGCGGTCTTCGAGATCGCGCGCTTCTCTACCTCGCAGTCACCGTCGGCCTCCGCGTTTCGGAACTCGTTGGTGCGAAGCTGGCTGATATCTCCCTGGGCACTGACCCGACGATCGTCGTCCAGGGAAAGGGACGGCGGTACAGGGAGCTGCCATTGTGGAAGAGCGTTGCAGGCGAAATGAGGAAATGGCTTGCGTCTCGAGGCGAATCCGATGCAGCCGAAATTTTCATCGGCCAGCACAGACGCGCGCTCACGCGTTCTGGCGTCGAGGCCATTGTTCGGCGCCACGAGCGCAATGCGCAGATGCAATGCCCGTCGATCGCAACGAAGCGTGTGTCGCCGCACGTGCTGCGACACACCTGCGCGATGATTGTCCTTCGGGCTACTGGAGATCTCCGCAAGGTCGCCTTGTGGTTGGGCCACGCGAGCATCCAGACTACCGAAATCTACACTCGGGCGGACCCTACCGAGAAGCTTGCAGCTATTGAAACTCAACTTCCTCCAAGCCTCCGGCCTGGTCGTTTCCGTGATGCCGATCGAGTCATACGATTCCTGAAAATGCAGGCTACGAAAAACGCATGAATCCGCATAACCCAAGGCACCGCATAACCCATCTGAGCCTACCTGAGGAGCCGTAGGAGCCATGCCAACAAGCATCTGTTTACGAATCCCCACCCTGCCGGACCCGATGCGGCTCACCCTCCCGGGCGGCCCGAGCATCGAGCACATCGACCTCCTGCAGGTCGTGCAGCCCGCCCTCACGCCGCTGATGCCCATCTTCAACATCATCGACGCCGTGGTGGCCGCCTTCGAGTGCATCAAGGCCATCCCCCAGACCATCGGCCCGCCGCCGGATCCCACCGCCCTGGCCACGGCCATCCCCGATCTCGCGCAGAAGGTGTCCCGGCTCCTCGGCCTGGTCCCCCAGCTCTCCCTGCCCCTCACCATCGTCGGCCTGATCGACCTGCTCATCGACACCCTGGGCAAGACCCGCGACCAGCTCGAGCACCTGCAGAAGCACCTCGAGTCTGTCTCCGCAGCGTCCGTCCGCGCCGTGGAGCTCGACGACCCGGGCCTCCTCGACATCGCCTTGTGCGCCGAGGCCAACGTCGCCCAGGAGGCCGCCAACATCGGCAAGGCCCTCGGCTCCCTCGGCCAGCTCATCGCCCTCATGAACATCTTCCTCGGCATGGTTGGTGGCCCGGAGATCCCCGACCTGTCCGACCTCTCCGGCAAGCCCATAGACGAGGCCCTCGCACCCCTGGACGCCCTTGTCACCACCCTCGAACAGGCGCGCGCCGCCGTGCCCATCCCGTAGGAGGTCATCGTGTCCAAGCCACCCCGCAACCTGCTCATCCCCTTCCGTCGAGACCAGAAGAACGACTTCGCTTCGGGCACTGGCGAGGAGCTCGAGCGCTCCAAGGTCACCCAGGTTCTCGCCACCGAGGGCGCCACTCCCCGCTCCTCCGGTGAGCTACCCTGGCGCACCAAATTCGGCTCCGCCCTCCACCTCCTGCGCCACCAGCGCAACGAAGAGGCCCTGGGCGAGCTCGCCCGGGTCTACGTGCGCGACGCCTTCAGGCGCTGGGTGCCTGAGGCAAAGTTGATTAAGGTTATTGTTGCTAGAGTTGGTTCGGCCAGTTTCCTACGCGTCTGCTTTCAAAGTGCACGAAGGCAGTCTTCCGCTGGTAACATCAAACTCTCGGCGTCCGATGTGGTATCCCTTAAGATTCAATAATCAGTGCTGCCCACGATATTCAGCACCTCTGTAACCTTGCTCGCCGTTATCCACCGTTGAGATCGAGGTGGCTCAACCCTGCACACAGCTCCGACGGCTTCGCTAACCCCGAAGGAACAATGTTCAGGTACAGAAATTTGGTACCAATCCCCAAAGAGTCCAACCACGGCACTCTGCGGCGCAACAAGAGACACAAGTCCGACTTTGATTTCAGCGAGCGTGTTGTTCGTGTCCTCTTCAATCATGATTCTCGCTATTGTGACACCTTGATCAAGCTCCCTCAAACCTCGAACAAAGAGACCGATCGAGGTTGGCAAACATGCATTGCGGCCATTACCGCGCAACCAAGCGACGGCTACACCATACGCGATTTTCAATACTATCCGTTCGACATGTTGCTGGTTGTACTTCAGGACCAGAGAATGTGGTGCATTCGCAGGAATTGCCCATCGTTGCCACCGACGATGATCACGACATGCTAACGCGCCTATCTTTGCCAGCACCATCATGGCTGTAAAGAGGTTCTGTGCTTCCACGACGGTCCGTGCACACAGCCGCAGTTCGCCACTAGGTGATAGATACCCACGCGGATTGAAGTCCGGATCGTCGAGATGCTCAGGCCACAGATCTCCGAGCAGCTCAACACCAAATTTTCCGACAATAGCACCTGGCTTCGTTGTGGACGCGAGTTCTTCGAGACGATCTAGAAGGCGGTTCACTGCTTCTGGACATTGCCCATGTGTCCATGCATTGCCTTTCTCCAGGTCGACTTCCAACGCTGGTAGCACCTTCGGAGTCTCGTCTCCTGCCCGCATACAGAAGTTGTCGTAACGACAAGTGGTGGGTTCTTTCACCAATGCCAGCCCAGGCTGCAGCATCCCACTCTCCGCTCGCTTTTTGTGGCGAGGCCTGAGCCCGTGGCGGAAGCGCTGTAGTGCCACCGGGGCTCTTCGTCCAATCGTCTCTTCAGCTTCGGAAATCAACTGTTCGCACGCTCGACACGCAGGAACCCATAGTCCACCGGCTTTCAGCCCTCCAATGCACTTTGGAAAAATGTGTCCTTCAACAAGTGGATGGTCTGGTTGCCCACCGCACCACGCGCATTTGGCTACAGGTCCGCTCATGATTGCCATTTTACATGATCTACCTACTTCTTGACTGCGATCGCATCCACCTGCAACGCGAACGTGCTGTTGGTGGCTGGTGCGCTGCCGTCTTGTCCCCGTTTGTGGTCATGCGGGCTTTGCCTCTATAGGAGGTGAAGCCGGTGGCGGTCCTTCCAGCCAGCGTCGACTACACGGACAAGGACTTCGACTCGCTGCGGGCGCGGCTGATCGCGCTGATCCGGAGCGTGTTCCCGGACTGGAGCGACTTCGACGTCGCCTCTTTCGGGAACGTCCTTGTGGAGATGTACGCCTTCGTGGGGGACGTGATCACCTACTACCTGGACAACCAGGCCCGGGAGTCGCGGATCGGCACGGCGACCCAGCGCAAGAACGTGATCGCCCTGGCCCGGCTGCTCGGCTACCGGCTCCACGGCGCGCGGGCGGCCACGGCCGAGGCGGTGTTCTCGCTCGCCCGGCCGCCCGTGGCGGACGTGCCAGTGGCGGCCGGGACGGTGGTTCGCACCCGGGAGGTGACCGAGCCGGTGCGGTTCCAGCTTCTCTCGGACCTGGTGATCCCGGCCGGCCTGGACCCGCCGCAGGTTGTGGGGGTGGTGGAGCACTCTGAGACGCACACGCAACTCTTCGACTCCCAGGGGCTCGCCGGGCTGGACCTGCCGCTGGACCACGTGCCGTACCTGGACGGATCGACGCAGGTCACGGCGGCCAACGGCGGGTACGACGAGCAGAGCAGCCTGCTCGGCTCCGGGCCCAACGACCGGCACTACCTGGTGCTGGTGGACCAGAACGACCGGGCCACCCTGCGGTTCGGGGGTGGGGTGAGCGGCGCACCGCCCACCGGGACTATCCGGGTGACCTACAAGACCGGCGGGGGCGAGGCGGGCAACGTGGAGGCGAGTCGCCTGGTGGTGGTCGAGGGGGTGTTCGCCGACGTGCACGGCCGTCCGGTGCAGCTCTCGGTCACCAACCCGCTGCCGGCGAGCGGCGGGACGAACCGCCAGAGCCTGGCGTCGGCGCGGCTGCTCGCGCCGGAGAGCCTGCGCGTGCTCAATCGGACCGTGGCGCGGGAGGACTTCGAGATCAACGCGCGGCGGCTGCCGGGTGTGGCTCGGGCGTTGATGCTCACCTCGGACGACGACTCGACCATCGAGGAGAACAGCGGGATCCTCTACATCATCCCGCAGGGCGGCGGGATGCCCACACCGGCGCTCAAGAACGCGGTGCTCCTCCAGGTCACCGAGGTCTATCCCTGCACACTGACCTTCCAGGTTCGAGTGCAAGACCCCGTCTACAAGGTCGTGCGGGTGCAGGCGCGGGTGCACCTGCAGCAGGGGCAGGACCCCTCGATCGTGCGGGACCGGATCCGCGCCAACCTGCAGGCGATGTTCCGGGTGAGCGAGCCCGACGGCACGCCGAACCCGCTGGTGGACTTCGGCTTCAACGTCCGGGACGCGGACGGCAGCCCGGCCGGTGAGGTGGCCTGGTCCGATGTGTTCAACGTGATCCGGGACACGGCCGGTGTGCGCAAGCTGGGCGACGGGCACGGGGACCTGAAGCTCAACGACCTGCCGGCGGACGTGAAGCTCGGGCTGCGGGAGTTCCCGGTGCTGGGCGAGGTGACCCTGATCGACGCGCGGACCGGAGGGTACCTGTGACCGCGATCCAGAACCCGGGCTTCGAGGACGCTGGCCAGGATCCCGGGGAGGCCGAGCACTGGACCTTCACCGCAATGGTCCAGCGCCAGGGCATCGCGGGGTTTGGCCCCGGCGCGCCGCGTGGATGGGAGGACTTCGAGCGCTGGCACGAGCTGCTGCGGGTGTTCGACGAGGGCGCGGCGGTGCTCGCCATGTTCGACCCGCAGGGCGAGGCTATCGAGGACTTCGAGGAGGCGTGGGACAACGACGTCTACCTCACGGAGCTCCCGACCGGCCACGTGGTCGCCTGCGGGTTCCACGGCGGGGTCGTGGAGGACCTCGAGGCGGGCTGGGACAACGTGCCCTTCGCCTGGAGCTGGAGCGACGTCTCCGCGGTGCCGGCGCTCTTCGGGGGGTCGCCGACCGAGGCCTTCGAGTCCGCCTGGACCGACAACGAGCACTACGCGTGGGCCTGGCCCGACATCACCAGCGAGGCGGCCCTGTTCGACGGCGGAGCGTCCGCGGTGGAGTCGTTCTCGGGCACCTGGGACCCGGCCACCACCATCTGAGGCGCGCCGAGGAGGGAGCAGCACCATGGGCAGCACAGACTGGACCTACCTGAACGACGGGCTGGACATCGCCACCGTGGACCGCGGACCCACGGCGGGCAGCAGCGCGCCGCCCGGGGGCGGGAGCTTCGTTTTCGCCTTCAACTCCCTGGACGCGGCCACGGGCGCGGTGGCCCTCTTCGCCAACCAGCCCGACTTCGCGCCCATGGCCCTGGGTGGTTCCATCCGCGGCTGCCTGCAGCGGGGTCCGGGCGGCGGCCCTACCGGTTTCTCACCCTTCCTGTTCCTGTGCGGTCAGGGCACCTCGGTGAACGACCAGGCCTACCTGCTTGGCCTGTCCGACGAGGACCCGCACCGCGTGGTGCTGCGCAAGGGGAGCCTGGTCGCCGGGGTCCCGAGCGCCGACGGGACGGGCGTGCTCCTCGCCTCGGGGGCCAGCTTCGCCCAGTCCACCTGGCTGCACCTCCGGCTCGACGTCATCGTGAACACCAACGGCGACGTGGTGCTCAAGGTGTTGCAGAGCGACCTGGACGCCCACCCCCTCGGCACGCCGCTCGACTGGCAGCCCGTGCCCGGCATGGTGGAGCTCATCGACGACCACCTGGGCATCAACAGCGGCTCCCAGCCTCTGACCTCGGGCCGAGGCGGATTCGGCTTCGCGGTCAAGGACGTCACGCGTCGGGGCTTCTTCGACCACATCGAGGTCCTTCGACAGCAATGACCACCCTGAACGCCTTCAATGCCCGGCTGGGCCTCGGGCAGGGGCGCGTCCAGCCCTCGGCCGTCGCGCCTCCCGGTGGGGAGTACGTGTTCGTAATCGGGGCGGACGAGCCCGGGTGGCGCGCCGACCTCGAGCCGGGCGACCATGGCCAGGTCACGCAGCAGGTGGACCTCACCGGCGTTGATCTGGTGCGCGCAACCTTGCACCTGCGGGTGCCCGCCGACCTCCCGGCAGGCCTGGCCTGGGAGGTCTCTCTCGCGGTGGACGGCGCGAAGCGAGCCCGGGCCACGTGCCTGGCGGGCCGGGAGCGTACCCTGACCGACCTGGCAGCCAACGTCTCCACGCTGAGCGGCGTCCACGAGGTGGCCGTCCGCCTGGAGCTCCGGAGCGTGTAGATGCCCGACCTGCAGCTCCCGGCCCTGTACGTCGACGATGTGGTGGCCCTCCAGGGTGTCGCCCGGCCGGTCCTCGTGAACCGGGATCCGGGGCCCGACGAGAAGGGCGTCCCCATCGGCTGGCCCGTGGCGCTGGAGATCGTCGATCCGGGCCCGGCGGGCGTGGACCGGGCGGCCACCAGGGTGTGGCTGAACGGTGAGCTGGCCTTCGGCGGCGCCGCCATTCCGGAGGTCCAGCCGCCCTTCAGCGGCCCGGCGGCCTCGGTGACCCAGACGACCGACACCCTCCGGATCGTGCTCGATCCGGTCGTGCCCTTCGGTAGCCAGGCCGATGTGTCGGTGCGGGTGATCACGGACGTCGCCGGGGGCGGTCACCCGCTCGACGAGACCTACACCTTCACGGTCGATGACCGGACCGCGCCGCAGGTCGTCGCCGCCCAGGCCATCGGCCAGCGCGCCGTCCGGGTCGCCCTCGACGAGCCCATCATCGTGACCAGCGGCAGCGGCTTCGCCTTCGCGCCCCTCGACGCCCCGGCCGTGCCTGTCTCCCCCGTGGGAGCTGCGGCCGGCGGGACCCTCGTCACGGTCCAGCTCGACACCGAGATGACGCCCGGTGTCCGCTACCGCGTCACGGTGACCGGCGTCACCGACCTGAGCGGCAACCCGCCGCTGCCGCCGCACGACGCCGCTGTCTTCGCCGGATTCCGCCCCCAGCGGCCCCGTGCGCGACGCTTCGACCTCTGGTCCATGCTCCCCCGCCATAACCGCCGCGCCGACGACACGGGCGACCTGTGGCGCTTCATCGCCTGCCTCCAGGAGATCACCGACCTACTTCTCGCCGAGGTGGACCGCTTTCCCGACCTCTTCGACCTCGAGCGCGCCCCAGCCCCCTTCCTGGACCTCATCCTCCAGGACCTGGGTAACCCGTTCTCCTTCGCCCTCGACGAGCTCTCCCGCCGCCGCCTGGCCTCTGTCCTCGTGGAGATGTACCGCCAGAAGGGCACCGCCCCCGGCATCCGCAACGCCGTCCGCTTTTTCCTCGGCCTGGAGATCGCCATCCTGGCCTTCACCGCGGACACCCTGGTCCTCGGCGAGTCCGAGCTCGGCATCGACTGGATCCTCGGCCCCTCCGACCGCTTCGCCCGCTATGCCTTCAACGTCCTGGTCGCGGTCTCCCTGTCCGAGCCCCAGCGCCGCCATCTCCGCGCCATCGTGGAGTACATGAAGCCCGCCCACACCCACTTCGTGGACCTGATCGAGCCCACGCCCCCACAGACCTACGATCACTGGGAGCTGGGCATCAGCGAGCTGGGTCCGGAATCGACATTGCACTCCTGAGCCGTGCCGCTTGTTCGCCGCTCACTTCGTGTAAAAGTGCTGAACGAGCGACATCCGACGCAAGAACACCTGCATTTTCTCAGAGTTGTAGCTCTTGATGGATGAATAGCTAGCAACGAACTCATGAGCCTCGGGCACACCCACCTCTCTCCACTTTGAATACAGTCCATTCTCCAAAAAATAGAGGACACGAAGAAAACGAACCGGCAAACGGAGGTCAGTTACCGGAGCAGATTGGAAGCCGGACGCGAGTTTCCATCTCGGCTTCTGACCTCTTCCCCGGTTCACTTTCGACGTCAGCCATGTGGAAGGACACTGCAGAACGACAGCTGAAGTTGACGGCATGTACCTTGAGCGCTTGTCCCAGAAGTTCTGGCGTGCACTGCATGCCTCAATCGCGATGCAGTCAGCAAATTCATCGTTCGCGATGAAGACCCAGAGCCCATCTGGTTGTGTCTTAAAGGTGTCAGCACCGGCTTTGGAGAGCCTCGGGCCAGTCGCCGACCCGTCAATTGGCTGCGCGCGAAGCCATGAACCCCCTTCTCTACTCACAGGCCACAGCTTGGTCGTCCAACTCGGCCATTTGCGCAGAGCTTCTTTGGCGAGAACGTCAAACCTCTTCTTCTTTTTCTTCGGCATTACTCGACCGTAGCACGCGGTGTGCAGGCAACGTACTACTTCGTTCTTCCAAGCGAACGGAATGATCGTGTCCCGGAATTCCGGGTGGGGGGCTTTGCCTCTATAGAGACCTGTTCTCGAGGAGGCCCATGGCCGACCGGTGTGACTACTACTTCCGGCAGAAGGTCCGGGAGGCGGAGCTGGATCTGGGGTTCGAACTCCTGGAGAAGGCCGACCGCGACCTGGCGGCCGACATTGGGTTGCTCGGGATCGTCAGCGGGGCGGTGCCCGCGCCGCACACGCCGGTGGCCGACCTCACGGTCGATCTGAACGGGCCCGCCCGGGCCTACGACCGGCTCGGGCAGCGCGTCTTCTTCGGGACGGACCAGACGGTGGACTGCTCGGTGGACCACACCGGGATCCCTACCGAGGTGGTGCAGGCTGGCAACGAGCGGTGGCTCGGGCTGTTCCTGCGATTCGACCGGCTGCTTTCGGACCCGCGCACGGACGGCAACTCGCAGCAGGTGTTCTTCCGGCGCGACGAGTCCTTCCAGCTGGTGGTCCGGCAGGCGCCGGAGGGGCCAGCGGGGGGAGCGTCGCCGGTCCCGCTCGTGCAGGACGAGCTGCTGGTGTGCGATGTTCGGCGGACCGCCGGGCAGACGCAGATCCAGGCCGGGGACATCGACATCTCGCGGCGGCAGGCGTTCGTATTTGCGGACGCGCAGACCATCGCGGTGTTGATCGGCGGGTGGAGCCTGCTGCAGCCCTCAAGCGCGACCATGCAGGCGGCGCTCGACGCGGTGGACGCGGAGCTCGCGGCCCACTTCTCCGCAGCGGGAAGGCGCCACGCCGCGGCGGACATCGACTGCGCGCCGCCCGGCTGGCTCACGGGCAACAACCTGCAGGCGGCGCTGGACGAGCTGCTGGGGGACCTGGCGTCGACCCAGGGGGGGGCACCGGGCGCGTCGCGCGTGGGCGCGGACGCGGTCACGGGGATGCCGCACGCCCTGCCGGCGGGGAACGTGGACGGGCAGCTCTCGCAGCTGCTGGGCTGGGTCAACGCCCACGTGGGCGCGAGCTCGGGGGCCCACGCGTCCTCGGCCATCGCCTACCCAGGCGGGCCGGATTGGCGAGGTGGGCGAACGAATCCGGCGACGAGCGTCGGGGCGCAGCTCACCAAGATGATCGGCGACCTGGGCTCGGCGGAGCTGAACGACGACGGGGCTGAGCGCATCGGCGCGCAGGGCGCTTCCGGCGCGCCCCTCGCGCTGCCGGCCGGATCGGTGCGGAACCAGCTCAACCTGCTCCTCGGCCAGGTGAACCGGGCGGGCCTGCTGGACGAGGCCAACTCGTGGGCTCAGCCGCAGACCTTCGCGGGGTCGCCGGGGGTGCGGTATCCGGACCCGGGGGCGGCCATGCGGCTGCTGCTTGAGGTGCCGTCGAGCAACGTGCCCCTCCGCATCTACTTTGATGGCGCGGCCCTGTGGATCACCATCAACGCCGAGTGGGTCGGGACGCAGTGGAAGGCCACGTCGACCGGCAAGCCGCGCACCGCCATGCGCCTGAGCGAGAAGGTGGTGGAGTTCCTGCTGCAGGGGACCGCGTCGAACACGTGGAGCAATTGGGAGAAGGCAGTGGTGCTCACGCTCGGGGGGACGAACGTCGAGTTCGTGAGCAGCGGGGCGACGGGTATTCGCCAACGCGCCTACACGGGCGCCGAGGGCTACCACGCCGGGTGGAACTCCATCGGCGGGAGCTGGAACTACCCGATGCGGTTCGCCTCGCCGCCGACCTCGGTGACGTTCCTCCAGACCTC